ATATAAAAAAAGTAAAAAAAATGAGGTTTATATTTAAATAAACCCCATCTTTAGTGTTTTATTTTACTATACCTTATTCAGGAAATGCAGCACCTGTTGGTTGTATTGTAAAGTCTAATACAATAAACTCAGCAGTTCTTGTAGGTTGTAGGAATATCTGTCCATATAGGATATTTCTATCTACAATATCTGGAGTATTATTTGTATCATCCATTATCACCTTAAATGCATTCAAACCACTTTGAGATTGAACTTGTTCAAGAAATGGATTTACTATATTCAAGAATCTATTTCTTGTACCAGTATTATTCTGTTCAAATACAAGGAATCTTGAAGAAGCAGCAATGAATTTCTTCACTTTAATCATAAGTCGTCTTACATTAACTCTATCTAAAGCGGAAGATTTTTTCTGTAATGTTTTTTGTCCCCAAACTACAACTCCCTGACCTGGGAATGTAGCAATTGGATTAACATTAGATTCATATAAATCATCTCTATTTCCATGAGTTAGTTTTCTAGCAGCCTGAATAACTGTATCTAAACCACCACGATTCATTCCAGCAGGAGCGAACCAAGGTGCAGCTACTTTATCATTGAAAGCATAAATACCGGCCATCACAACTGATGGTGGCACCCATCTATAATGTCCAGTTGCACTATCACCTATTTGAACCCAAGGCCAATAAGTTGCAGCATAGTTTGAATCTCTCTCTTTTGCCTTACTTGCGACATTAGCTAAAGATTTTTCAGTACTACGTACACTGTCATAAATAAGGAAACAATCACCTCTACCTTCACATACATCAATAGCCTTTTTAACGATATATCCATTATCTTGGTCAGTTATACCAGGTATCAATAATAGATTGATATCATACTCATCAGCATTAGAAAGTAAATTTAATGCTGCTGTATAAGCTTCACCACCATCTGCAGTTGTAGCTGAAGATAATTTATATCCTTGATAATTATCGTCACCTATATTACCATATAAATCAACTCTTGATCCAGTAAAGTTATTTTGAGGATTTCCAAATGAATCAAATCCACCATACCCATCACTAGCACCACTAAAGGAGCCATCCCATGAACCACTACCAACACCTGGTAAGTGAGATTGAGATTGTGCTGGAGTTGAAACTGCACCATTTTCATCCATATAATCTGGGGTATCAACAACATCAGATACATAAACATATTTTGATTTATTTGGAAAGTTACCAACATACTCTACAAACGGGTCAGTTTTATCACCATTATTTATACTTGCATATGAATCACCAATCATTTTACCGATATAATTATTTGAATTCGGATCTAATGAAAGATTATTCCAAGTTTCAACTGATGATTTTCTTACCTGTGTATCATTACCACTCCTAATCAATAGACCAAAAGTGCCTTTTGAGTCATTTTTATTTGAAATTTCCCATCTGATATTATCACTTGAACCACTTAATAAAACATTATTCGTTTGACCAAGTGAACTTGAATTATTTAATATTGAACCTTCACTATGTGTATTCAATTTAAATGAATAAGAATGACCTGTTGAAGTTGCAGTAGTACCACCTTCTAATGTTAAAGTATCAGTTGAAATTGCTCCACCACCAGAACCAGTTTCTACTGTAATTGAATTTCCAGCAGTACCAGCGGTTGATGAGGTTAATTCCAAAGCAGTTGCACCATCTCCAGCAGTCACACCTATTGCAGCCGCATCAATAGCCACAACTAAATTATCAATAGCTGTTGCTGTTGAAGAACCAGATGCTACAAAAAATATAGGAGATGCATCTACAGGAAGGTCGTTTGGTGCCGAAGATATAAATCTATATTCACTACCACCTACTGTAATTTGTACTTCATCTCCTGAACCAGATTCTGCGAAAAAGCTTGATGAAAATGTTAATGAACCAGATGCAATATTACCAGCTGTAGTTGTAACACTCCCACTAACTGGAATATCTGCTGAAGCTCTATTGGGGCTATCATCAAGTATTCTAACTACAATTAATTTACCACTATGTTTTAAATAATGTTCTGCTGTTACGGATGTTAAATATTGAAATGTGTTACTACCACTTCTGAATGTGTCACCAAATGTAGCTTGAAAGTCTTGATATGAGTTCACAATAGTTGGGACCATTGAAGGGCCCTTTACGGTGGGTCCAACTATAGCTGCTCCAATATTACCAATCGCTGCTGGTAAAAAGGAAGCATCTATCTCCTTGGTAAACACACCCGGGGATATTATTTTTTCTGCCATTTGAATTCTCCTATAGGATTGTAAATTTTAAAATTTAGATTGATTTGCGCGTAAAGTACCAATCATATATAAATATATGAAAACTACCTCAAACGATAAATTAATTTAAGTATTATAAAGTTTTATCTGGTTTTATTGCGGATGCAGCAGATGGTGCACCAACGACCGGTGTTTCTGCTTTATCTGGTGCAGCTGTAAACACACCACTCTCAAGATCTAAATTACCATCACCATATTTTTTATTGATTGAATCAACAAAAGCTCTTTCGTTAGTTTGAGTTTCAGTAAATTTACTTGTAATTTGTTCTTCTACGTTATTCAACTCTGCCAGCTGTTGGTCTAACCTAAGTCTCTGAACTCCAAGTTGCCCAAAAGAATTCTGAACAGCCACATATGTCTGTTGTAATTCTTTAATGTTACTCATTTCTTCTTCTGTGAATTTTACTTCTCGTGCCATTTGGATATAACCTCTTTTTAGTTGTTTTTAATATAAAATACTTACATATATATATATATAATAATTGTAGAAACCGCGATTATTTTTTTCTTAATTGTTCATCAGTTGCATCACTTTCTATACCAAATATAACTTTTGATGGTGTAAGTCTTCTTTGAACTTGACTTATTTTACCTGTAATAATATTATTTGTTTCTTCTGGTAATAAATAAGCTTTTGATGTAACTGAAAATGTAGATTTAATAAATCTCTCATTATCTGAATTCATTTCTGATGCATCACTTATAGAATCTATTGTAGAAACAAATCTATAGGTATCTTTATCACCCCAATAAGTTTTATCATATTCCATAAAACTTTCCACCAATGGGTTCATTTGTTCTATAAAATTTGTCCATAATACAAATTCATATGTGATATTTACATAGTTTGGTATAGTTGTAACTAAATTTTCATATACAGGCATACTACCTATTTGAGTTGCGAATTTTGAATATCTATTATCTTTTGACCATCCTGAATTTCTTACTACCTCTGTATATTTTCTTCTGATATCATGTTCATAACCTGGTATCTGATCACTTTTTTCAACTGATGTTCTTTTTAACATAATTAGTGGGAGAATAAGTACATTATTTTTATCTCTCAATACACCTCTTTTTCTGGCAGATACCCATCTTTCCTCATTACCATACATTACACCAACTTTAATCTTTTGGTTAGCTTCTTGAACCGTAGGTTTAATTACATTTTTTATATATTTAATAACGGTAGTATCGATATCTTTAAGAGTTATAGAATATTGTTTACTTAAATCTATACCTGGAATGATTGTTTGAGATTCATTACCACCACCACGAGTAGTTACATTTCTTTGTGATACTTGTGCTTCTCTGTTTACATTACTCGCGTCAACTAATTGTTTATCTGTGATTGGTTTGATTGCCATTTTATTCTCCTATATACTAATAAATATATCAACCAATCAAAATAACCAACAGTTATCTATAAAATTTACCCAAATCAATATTATAATGGCCTACCACCATATAGTGTACCTGGATTTAGAGTAGGATCATCATATCCTTCGATATACCAATATATTCTACCATTAACATCATATGCTCGTAAAGTTCCACCGCCTTTTGCAGCACCTTGAACATTCAACAGAGGATGTAGGTTTCCGGCGGCACCAACATTTGGTGCACTTTTGATACCAAGTAGGTTCTGTTTCTGTATCTTACCAGGTTGTGGTAAGTTAGAATTAAAGAATTGTTCTTTTGAAGGGTTATGTTTTGCCATAATTAAATCTCCTATATATTTATTTTTCTTAACATTTTTTATCCTTTAGCATACACCACACGTATCTTGGTAGGGATTAGTACATGCACCACCACATTCTTCATAATTATAATCACATGGGTATGAACAACCACCACCACCGGTACTACCACAGTCACCACCATCATTGTCATAGCAGGTTAGATCACATCCATATATCTGATCTTCACAGTCTTCATAACCATCACCAATCCAAAAGTCTGGACAGCAATCGTCATCAACACAATCCCGAACATAGCCATCAGGACAGTCGCTTTGTGGCGCACAACAATCATAATTCATACTCCCAGCACTATACATATGATCGGAACAAGGAGTACAATCAGTCCCATTTGCACATTCAGTACCATACTCCTGCATTTGGTGACAAACTAAACCCGGAGCACAACCATACTCTGCAGTATCATCTGCATCACAATCCCCATCACCCTCATAACAAATATTGTTATGACAAAACTCAGCATCTATTCCTATACACCACCCACCGTTAACCCCGGCCTCTTCCCTTTGATTGTATTTATCATAACACCATTCAGTGGCTGTACATTGAGAATCTTCAGTACAACTACAAGCATTGTCATTACCAGATGGGTCTAGACAGTCACCATTACATCCACCATATGTTTCGCAACTATAGGTTGAATCTACACAAGTAGATTCACAGCAATCACCGCCATCCCAACAACAAGCTTCATTATTACAACTACTATCACACCAACCGTCAGCTACCCAACCTGTACTACAACCAGTAGCAGCACAAGTACCGTCTGCTATGCCAGGACATGCACCATCTTCACCAACACAGTTACATCCAGCACAATCCCAGCCATAAAGGCCTTCAAGAGTATCACAATCAATACCATATTCAGTCCATGCACTATCGCAGCACTCAGAACCATAAGGTGTATAATCATATTCACATTGTGCGCATTCGCAGGAATTGAGCCATCCATCAGCTCCACAATCTACACAATCTGCAGTTTCACCATCATAACAGGTTAAATCACATCCATAGTCTTGAGCTGTACCATCACAGAAACCGTCACCTACCCACTCCTCTGGACAGCAGTCTCCAAGTTCATCGCAATCTTCAATGAAACCGGCCGGGCAACAACTTGAGCCATCACCATTACATACACCACAATCATCTTCTACGGATTCTCCTGCACATACTCCAGCACAATCTTGTCCAGCATCACAGAGACAAGTTCCAGCACCATTACAGTCAGGAAGTGGATTGACACATGCATTA